AGAAGAGAGCAGCACAGATAGACTCTTGGTTAACTCACGAGAAGGACGGCAGGGTACATGGTAGGGTTATCACTAATGGCGCTGTAACAGGCCGTATGACGCACCACAGCCCTAATCTGGCACAAGTACCTTCTGTGTCTGCACCGTATGGTAGAGAGTGTAGATCATTCTGGACTGTACCTGAGCACCACAAGCTAGTAGGCTGTGATGCCAGTGGCTTAGAGCTACGTATGCTTGCACATTATATGCGTGATGAGAACTACACCAACGAGATACTTAGCGGTGACATTCATACAGCTAACATGAAAGCAGCAGGCTTAACTGACCGCAACCAAGCCAAGACTTTCATCTACGCCTTCCTGTACGGTGCTGGCCCAGCCAAGATAGGTCAGATAGTAGGCGGTGGCTACAAAGAAGGACAGAAGCTCACAGATTCCTTCCTACGCAACACACCAGCACTGGCTAGGCTACGAGAGCGTGTAACTAAGTTCTCAGCAGGCGGTACACTTCCAGGTCTGGACGGTAGACGCTTACGGGTCAGGTCAGAACACGCAGCACTAAACACGCTGCTACAGGGTGCAGGCGCTATAGTGATGAAGCAGGCGCTGGTGTTGATGGCAGAGTCACTAGACACGTACGCTATTCCGTACAAGCTGGTGGCTAACGTGCATGACGAGTTTCAGATAGAAGTACCAGAGAATTTTGCTGATGTAGTAGGCAAAGCAGCAGTAAGAGCCATCAAGAATGCAGGAGAAGTGTTAGACCTGCGCTGCCCTCTTGATGCTGAATACAACGTAGGTAATAACTGGGCAGAAACGCATTGACACAGACATACCAAATATGGTATAATATACATAGATCAGTTGTGATCTAAAACAACCAAAGAGGTAATAAAGATGAGTGAAGCAAAACCAGTAACAGTAAACGCAGAGATGATGTGGTCTAGCCTACAAGAGGTAAACCGCATGTCAGGTAAGTACCAAGTAGACCTAGCACAGCTATCTTCAGCAGCAGTAGAAGCTCTTGAGATGATGGGCTTGAGTGTACGCAACAAAGAAGGTCAGGGAGACTTTGTAACTGTGAAGTCTAACCATCCTATCCGCGTGTACGACACTGACGGTAAAGAGATTACAGGCATCTTGATAGGCAACGGCTCTAAAGCTAAGGCTGTATTGTCCTACTACGACTGGAAGTCTCCAGCGGGTCAGGCAGGACGTAGCCCTAAGATGTTTAAGTTAGTAGTCACTGACTTGATACCTTACAGCGGCAAGGAAGAGTTTGTCGAAGTAGATATGGAAGAAGCTCTGTGATATTAATTGATGCAGACATTCTAGTCTATCGTGTAGGCTGGTCTTGCAACGAAGAATCTGAGAACACTGCCGTCAGCACCATCGACGGCTTTATCTCTGACTTGTTGCTACAGCTTAATGTAGATCAAGAAACAGACTACTATGTTCTGTATCTCACTGGCAAAGGAAACTTCCGCAAGGAATATGCCGTTACTGCTGAGTACAAAGGAAACCGTAAAGATAAGGCTAAGCCCGTGCATATTCAGGCACTACGCCAACACCTTATCGACAAGTGGGCTGCTGTAGTTACTGAAGGAGAAGAGGCAGATGATGCCATAGCTATAGCAGCTACTACACACGGTGACAAGGCTATCATGGTCTCTCTCGACAAGGACTTTGACCAGATTCCAGGATGGCACTACAACTTTGTAAAGAATAGTAAGTACTACGTAAAGCCAGAGGACGGCTTACGCTTCTTCTACCGCCAGATACTGATGGGTGACAGGATTGACAACATCATAGGTATCAGGGGTATTGGTGAGAAGAAGTCAGAGAAGATTCTGAAGGACTGTACTACTGAGCAGGAACTCTACGACAAGTGCGTAGAAATGTACGAGGGAGACGAAGACAGAGTGATAGAGAATGGTAGGATGCTCTGGCTACGCAGGTACGAAGGTGAGGTATGGAGTTTCAATGAAACCAAGGAATAACGGAAGATGGACAGAAGCGCGTTTCCGTTCCTTTATCGTCTCTGCACTCAGACAAGCTCACGCTAAGTGGGGTGTAAAGCACGATGTCAAGTCAGCGGCTAGGGTAGCTAGAGGGATGTACAAGTGTGCCAAGTGTGGCAAAGGCTCTCCAGCTACTCTACCACCGCTAGAAGGAAAGAAACGCAGACGTAACAACGCAGCAGTAGATCACATAGACCCAGTAGTAGACCCAGCAGTAGGCTTTATTGATTGGAACACCTACATTGAGAGGATGTTCATCGAAGCTGAAGGGTATCAGGTACTGTGTCACAAGTGTCATACTGCAAAGACTAACGCAGAGCGTAAGAGGCGAAAGAAATGAGCCAAGCAACTAGAGTATTAGATTATTTAAAAGAAAAAAGAACTTTAACATCTTTTGAAGCTTTTACAGAGCTAGGTATTACCAGACTAGCCGCTAGAGTTTTTGAGTTAAATGAAGAAGGTTATAGCATAAAAAAGAACACAATTAAGAAAATAAACAAATGGGGTGAAAAGATGTCCTTTGCTGAGTATTATTATGACGAAAAGGGAGATCAGTAATGACTAAGCATCTAGTAATACCCGACACACAAGTAAAACCTGGACACAGCACTGCTCATCTCAAGTGGGCTGGAGAGTACGCAGCAGAGAAGAAGCCTGACGTTATCATCCACATAGGCGACCACTGGGACATGGCTAGTCTCAGCAGCTATGACGTAGGTAAGAAGTCCTTTGAAGGTAGACGCTACATCAACGACATCAACGCAGGCATTAACGCTATGCGTGTATTCCTAGAGCCTATACAGCGTGAACAGGAAAGACTGAAGCGCAACAAGTGGAAGCAGTGGAATCCTCGCCTAGTGTTCACTCTTGGCAATCACGAGCACCGCATCGAGAGAGCTATTGAAGCAGACCCTAAGCTAGACGGACTAATGAAGTACGAAGACTTTATGTTAGAGGAGATGGGCTTTGAAGTTGTACCGTTTTTGGAACCTATTGTCATTGACGACATCGCCTACTGCCATTACTTTACTTCAGGTGTTATGGGCAAGCCAGTTAGCTCTGCTAAGCTGATGCTGGCTAAGAAGTATATGAGCTGTGTTATGGGCCATGTACAAGATAGAGACATAGCCTATGCTCGTAAGGCAGACGGCACAAACCTACTAGGACTGTTCTCAGGTATCTACTATCAACACGATGAGGACTACTTAACTCCCCAGACTAACGGAAGCTGGGCTGGTATATGGATGTTGAACGAGGTAGCCAATGGCGGTTGTGATGAACTACCAGTCAGTATAAACTATCTAAGACAGAAGTACGGAGAAGAGGATGGCTCTAACCTATTACGATTTACTGGATAAGCTAAAGCTACTAGACGAACTAACACTCATAGAGATATTAGACATAAGCTCAGAAGAGTTAGTAAACGCCTTCAGCGAGAAAGCTAACGATAAACTAGAACAATTGCAAGAGGAATTTAGACATGAGACTCAATGACGCAACACCAGCACAGTGGGATGCCCTGAGAAAGCAAGCACCTGCTATTGAGAAGCAGAAGACAGGACTAGAGGCATGGATGCAGGCAGCTCACGAAGAAGCTGAAGAGATTATGGACAATGTTAACAGACCCACCCACTACAACACTGGCAACATAGAGTGTATTGAAGCTATAGAAGAGTCTATGTCTTCAGTGGCATTCAAAGGCTACCTCAAGGGCAACTGCATGAAGTATTTGTGGCGCTATGACTACAAAGGCAAACAGGTAGAAGACCTACAGAAAGCTGGCTGGTACTTACAGAAGCTAACTGCAATGGTGACAGAGGAGAACAGCTGATGGCGTTTAACAAAGCAACTTGGAAAATAATTAGTGTGTCAAATTCGATACAAGAGTTAGCGTGGTTACTTGGAGATGATGTAGGTTACGAGGATGTTCTTAAATCTCTTCAGGTCTCTGGTCTTATTTCCCAAAAACTAGCACTTGACGTAGAAGACAATGACTTTTTTGTAAGGCTTAATTACGGTGATGAAGAGGACGATTACAACGAGGAAGAACACTTAGGCTGCCGTAACTTTCCTGTTTGCGATACGGAAGGTTGTGGAGAATGGTAATGGACAGACAACCAGTGTTTGAGTTTATACACTATCCAGAGTTTGGAGAAGCAGAGAAAATATGTCCAGCAGTCAAGATAGTCTATACGATATATAGCGATGGGCAAACAGTACATGACATGAGAGAGCAGTTTAATTACTTTTTAAAAGCATGCTCCTACCACATACCACTAGATGAGGAAGAATAATGGATCAGTATCAACAGTTTATACACAAGAGCCGCTACGCACGTTGGCTACCTGAACAGAAGCGCAGAGAGACCTGGGCAGAGACAGTCAACCGCTATGTCGCCTTCTGGGTTGACAGAGGCCA